CCACTAGGTAATATTAACTCAGCTAAAGGCAGACTTTTCCAAGAAAAGCTGAGGATGATTCTTTGCCAAGAGCCACATAGAACTAGGCAGATTGCTGAGGTTCTTATTAGCAAGGCTGAGGAAGGAGAACCTTGGGCTATTAAAGAGCTGATGGATAGGATAGATGGTAAGGCAGTTCAGGCAAACACTCTTGAAGATGCAAATGGGCAAGTTATCATGCCTCATCTTCAGGTTACATTTGTAAAGCCAGATGGAGCAGAGTGAACTTAACCAAGCTATTAAAAAGGCTGAGTTTCCAGTCAAACTTCAGTGCCTGTTCCAGCCATCAAGATATAAATGCATCTTTGGAGGTAGGGGGTCAGCAAAATCATGGTCTGTTGCTAGAGCACTGCTCATCTTGGGTGCAAAGCAAGTCCACAGGATTTTGTGTGCAAGAGAATTTCAGAACTCCATATCTCAATCAGTTCATAAGCTATTAAGTGACCAGATTGTTGAATTAGGGTTAATTGGGTTTTATGAAATTACCCAAAACTCCATAAGGGGTGCAAATGGAACTGAGTTTGCTTTTGTGGGACTGAAAAATAATCCACACAATATTAAAAGCTACGAGGGTTGCACAATTGTTTGGGTAGAGGAAGCTCAGGCAGTTTCAGCAAGGAGCTGGGATATTCTTATTCCTACTATCAGGGCAAAGGACTCAGAAATCTGGATAACCATGAACCCAGAGCTAGAGTCTGATGCCACATATCAAAGATTTATTCTGCATAAGCCTGATAACTGCATAACTCAAAAGGTCAACTGGTCAGATAATCCCTGGTTTCCAGAAGTCCTAGACCATGAAAGAAGGACACTTCAGTCAAGAGACCCAGAGGCTTACAACACAGTTTGGGAAGGATTGTGTAGGCAGACTGTGGATGGAGCTGTATTTGCTAGAGAAATGCAAATGGCAGAGCTGGAGGAAAGAATCACTAAAGTCAGGTATGACCCTACAAAGCCAGTTCATGCTGTGTTTGATCTTGGCTGGGCAGACTCCACAAGTATCTGGTTTGTCCAGTTCATAGCTCAGGAAATTAGATTTATTAGATACATTGAGGATAGTCAGCAGACTATGAGTCATTATCTGGCACTGATGCAGACCTTTGGCTATGTCTATGACACACTCTGGTTGCCACATGATGCACAGAACAAGACCTTGGCCGCCCAAGGCAGAACCATAGAAGAAATTGTCAGAAATGCTGGTTTCAAGACCAAAATAATCCCAAGAACTAGCATTGTGGACTCTATTAATGCCTCCAGAACTATGTTCAGGAACTGTTATTTTGATAGAGATAATTGCTATGATGGCTTGCAATGTCTGAGGCATTACAAGTATGAAGTTGACCCAGAGACAAAGGCTTTTAGTAAAAACCCACTTCATGACCAATACAGTCATGGAGCTGATGCTTTCCGCATGGTTGCTTTAGGTGTTCAAGAGACTAGACCAAAAAGACCAAAGCAAGTAAACTATGCACCACCACAATCATGGATGGCTTTATAACATGGCACTTGACCCACTAGAAACAGATTATGACCCCATCATAGATGAGGCAAAACAATTCTTGAAGTTTGCTAATGATGCAGACACCATGAACAGACAGGAGGCTTTGGAAGACCTGAAGTTTGCAAGTGGGGGCGATCAATGGCCGGTTGACCTACAGAATTCAAGAAACTTAGAGTCCAGACCAGTCTTAACTATTAATAAGTTAGATGGCTATTGTAGGCAAGTCACTAACCAGCAAAGACAACAAAGACCCAGAATTAGGGTTCATGCCACAAATACTGTGGAAGATGCTGCGGATGCCAAAGTAATTCAAGGCATGGTCAGGCACATAGAAGTCAACTCCAATGCAGATAATGCCTATGACAATGCTTATAACTATGCAGTCAGAATGGGATGGGGATATTTAAGGGTTGACCACAGATATGTAAGGGAAGATTCTTTTGACCAAGAGCTATTTATTGACCCTATTGATAACCCATTTACAGTCTATTTAGACCCAAATTCAATTGCAGTGGATGGCTCAGACCAGGAAAGATGCCTGATTACATCCATGATGCCAAAGTCTGTGTTCAAGGAAATGTACCCAGATGCACAAGACACTTCATTCACATCCAGAGGAACTGGAGATACCCAAAGTGAGTGGATTACTAGGGAAGATATTAGAGTTGCTGAATATTTTTACACAGTTAAAGAAAAAGCCAAACTATATTTATTAAGTGATGGCTCTGCCAAATTTGCTGATTCCAAGGACTTTTTTGAAAGAATCAAGAGAGCTGGGTTAGAAATTGTGGATGAAAGACCTAGTGTAAAGAAAACAATCAAGTGGAAAAAGCTCACAGCAATTGAGGTGTTGGAGGAGAAGGACTGGCCGGGGTACTACATCCCTATTGTCCCAGTCTATGGTAGGCATGTAGTGATTGGGGACAAGAGAAAGAAATTTGGCATGGTCAGACACGCTAAGGATGCCCAAAGGATGTACAACTTCTGGGTCACATCCATGACTGAGTCTGTTGCATTAGCTCCAAAGGCAAAATGGGTGATGGCTGAGGGGCAAGATGAGGGTCATGAGTTGGATTGGGCAAGTGCCAACATCAAATCAATGGCTACTTTGAGATATAAGCAGACAGATATTGATGGCAACCCAGCTCCTCCTCCACAGAGGATGCAACCAGAGCCTCCTCCTACTGGGATATTGACCGCTGCCCAAGAGATCAACCAAGACATGGCAACCATAATTGGTATCTATGACCCATCACAGCAATTGCAAGGCAATATGTCTGGCAAAGCTTTGAATGGTCAACAAATGCAAGTGGATTTGACCAATTTTGACCTCTATGACAATTTAACCAAGTCAATTGCCCATGTTGGCAAGATACTTTTAGACCTAATTCCCAAAATTTATGATACTGAAAGAGTTATGAGAATTATTGGAGATGATGGAAAGCCAGACCTTTTAACCATAAATGAGCAAAGTGCTGTGGGCAGAGTGCTTAATGATGTAACTGTAGGGCAGTATGATGTGGTGATGGAGACCGGCCCAGGATACAACAGCAAGAGACAAGAGGCAGTAGATGCCATGATGCCTTTACTAGCCAAGCCTGAGCTATTTAATGTGGCTGGAGATTTGGTGTTTAGGAATATGGACTTCCCAGGGGCTGAAACTATTGCTGATAGGTTGGCCGCCATGAACCCACTAAGCCAGATTGATGAACACTCTGACATTCCTCCTCAAGCCCAGCTTATGATTAAACAAGGACAGGCTCAAGTCCAACAACTCACACAGCAATTGCAAGCTATGCAACTGGCTATGCAACAAAGACAGGATATTGAGCAAGTCAAGCAAACTGAGGAAACTAAGAGAGAGCTAATGAGGCAGACAGCTAAGGCTCACAATACAGAATCTGTGCTTCAGGCTAGGGTTCATGATGCCAATACCAAAGCTATAACTAGCCAAAACAGGGTAGAAATTGAGGCAATTGCTGATATGTTATTGCATCACATGGATACTGCCAGACTGGAGAGAGAAATCCAGATGAGAAATCAGGAGCAGTACCAAGCAATTGCACAGGCTGACCAGTCCATTATGCCTAATCAGCAACAATAATTGACAGCCTTATGATTTTGGGTTATATTGCCCACAAACCTTACTGGCTAGGTTAACCAGGCAAAATACTTGAGGAAACTCATGAGTGATAGACAAGCAAGTAATGTAATTACTTCAGAAAATTCAGGTGATTTTTATGCTAACAAACTTGGTTTAGCTGATTCCCCTAGTCCTGACCCTGCAGAGACTCCCTCCAAAGAGGTAGAGCAACCTGAGCTGACAGAGACAAAAGAGGAGCAGAGTTTACCAGAGGCACAAGAGGAAACCAAACCAGCAGAGGAAAGTGCTAGAAAGCCCAAACTTGAAAAAAGGTTTGATAAAGTCATCAAAGAAAGGGAACTTGCCAGAGCTGAGGCTCAAAAGGAAAGGGAACAGAGAGAGACTTTAGAAAACAGGATTAGGGAACTTGAACAGGCATCTAAGCCCAAAGTGGCAGAAAATCCTGATAGAGAACCCCAACCTAGTGACTTTACTGATGCATTTGAGTATGCAAAAGCATTAGCAAAGTTTTCAACTGAAAAGGCATTAAAAGATAGAGATGTAGCTGAAAAGCAAAAGCAAACTCAAGCAGAGAGAGAAAAGATGATGACATCTTGGAACTCTAAGCTAGAGCAAGCTAAGCAAGAGTTACTAGACTATGAGGATATGATTGCATCATCAGATGTGGTTGTATCAGATCAGGTTAGGGATGCAATTTTGGAGAGTGAGGCCGGACCTAAAATCCTCTATCACCTTGCAGAAAACCCAGAGGTAGCTGAAAAAATCAGTGGCATGTCTTTGATTAGTGCCTTGAGAGAGATTGGGAAATTGGAGGCTAGATTTGAAAAGCCTGCTGAAGCACAAAAGCCTGCTGTGAGAAAGAGCAATGCACCAGCACCTATTAATCCTATTAGAGGGGGTTCTAATGTTGAAGTGCCAATAGATTCAAATGGGAATTTTAATGGTACACCTCAGCAATGGAAAGAACTCAGGAAAGCAGGAAAGATTAGGTAAACAATTTTTTAATCTTAAAAGGAAATCAAAATGGCAAATAATTTGCTAACAATATCCAAGATCACCAATGAAGCGTTGATGGTCCTGGAAAACGAGTTGACATTTTCGTCAGAAGTGGATCGTAACTATGATGACCAGTTTGCTGTGGTCGGGGGCAAGATTGGTAACACAGTCAATGTCCGTAGACCTGGTAGGTTCATTGGTACAACTGGTCCAGCACTGAATGTTGAAGACTTCAATGAAACTTCAGTTCCAGTAACACTTTCCACTCAATTCCATGTGGACACACAGTTTACTACGCAAGACCTTGCACTATCACTGGATATGTTCAGTGACCGCGTGCTGAAGCCTGCAGTGGCCGCAGTGGCTAACAAGATTGACAGGGATGGTTTAACAATGGCAGCTCTCCAAACAGCTAACATTGTTGGAACTGCTGGTACTCCTCCAACAGGCTTAATCACCTACCTAACTGCTGGTGCTTACTTGGATGCTGAGGGTGCTCCTAGGGATGGCCGTAGAGCCTGTATTGTTGAACCCTTTACATCAGCAACTATTGTTGATAGCTTGAAGGGTCTGTTCATGCCGCAAGAGGCTATTGCAGAGCAGTATCGCAAGGGGCTGATGGGCAGGGACAGCGCGGGCACAAATTGGAAATTGGACCAAAACGTTGTAAGCCAGACCTTTGGCTCTTACTCTGGCAACACACTCTCTGCTGACACTACAGCTCAAGTTGGTTACCTCTCAACTGGTTGGTCACAATACTCCACAATTCAGATCAAAGCATCATCTTCAAGCACATTAAATGCTGGTGATGTGATCCAAATTGCTGGTGTATATGCAACTAACCCACAAAACAGACAGGCTTATGGCTCTGGCAAGTTGCGTAACTTTGTAGTTCAGTCCACAACAACAGTTGGAACTGGTGCTACAAACATCACAGTTGCTCCAGCAGTTATCATTGGTGGTCAGTTCCAGAACTCAATCATCATTGGTTCTACTTCTACTACAGCTACTGTTACTCCTTTCAATAACACTGGTGTTTTGTCTCCACAGAACATGCTTTTCCATCGCAATGCCTTTACCCTAGCGGTAGCGGATTTGGAGCTGCCAGAGGGAGTCCATTTTGCAGGCAGAGCATCTGATAAGGAAGTTGGTTTGAGCATGCGTGTTGTCCGCCAATACACCATCAACAATGATTCCATCCCAACAAGGCTGGATGTGTTGTATGGCTGGGCACCCCTGTACCAAGAACTTGCTTGCAGAATCGCGGCTTAACCCATTAATTTAAAGGAAACTAAAAAATGAGTAATCCCGGACCAGCAACCACAGTCTCAGCACACCCAAGTAATGTCACAACAAACCAGGCTCTGCGCCTGATTGCTGTGGCTAAAGGAGTGAACCTTAATGCTGTAGCTTTTACACCTGTGCAAGTTAATAACTCCACAGCTTATTTGCCAAAAGAAATGATTGTTACCAATGTAAACAATGCAGGCTCTGTAGTTTCATTGTCAACATCAACAGCTCTTGGCATCACAACCACAAATGCTGGATCACCATCTAGCTTGTTTGGTGCTTTGACAACTGCACAAATTTCTGCATTGTCAACAGCAGTTTTAGGCACAGCTTATTTGGACTCTAGTTCAACTAGCTTGGCTTATAACAACCAAACTTTATATGTTGATGTAACAGTTGCCTCTGGTGCTACTGGTACAGGAGATGTATATGTTTATGGTTATGACTTTAGCTAAAAAAAGCTAAATAAATTGAAAGGGCTACTCCCAAAAGGGGTAGCTTTTTCTTTTTTAAACAGTACAATTTAATAATCTTAAAGGAAAAATCATGCCCTCAACCACAATATTGCGTGGAAATGTAAATGCATATTTCTTAGCAAATCCCTCACTCACACCATCAGCAGTAACTGGTACTTCAGCATCACAAAGTTTCACAGTTCCTGGTCTTTTGACAACTGATATTACCAATGTTTCATTCAATGGTGGTGCTCAAACAGCAGGAATTGCAATTGCAAATGACTATGTTTCTGCTGCAAACACTTTGACAATTCAATTTGTGAACACATCTGGGTCTTCAGCAACTCCAGCATCAGGTTCATATCTAATTGAAGTGCTCAGAAGTGATGGTCCAATACCTGTTAATGCAGTCTAATCATGGCAAATACCAGTGTATACAGACCCATAGGGCAAACCTATGCTGTGGCAGTAACAACAACTGCAAGTAGTTCTTTAAGCATTGTCCCAGTTGGCAATGACCAAATTAACTACTGTGCATTTTTGAATACTGGCTCTACACCTATTGCTATTTCAATTGCTCCTTTAAATCCTACTAGCATCACTCCAACTCCAGCAGTATTGCCTACAGCAGGAAACACT